GTTCAATATCGTCAATGTCTTTGTCGTCTATAGCAGATTCATCTATTTCAATATCTTCTAAATAGCAGATTCATCTATTTCAATATCTTCTAAATAGCAGATTCATCTATTTCAATATCTTCTAAATAGCAGATTCATCTATTTCAATATCTTCTAATCCGACAGCTTCCAAAGCCGTTTTAATATCAGCCTCGTCACCTACTGGCTTTGCTAGTGCAGTGACAATTTTATCAAAAGTGCTGGCCTTACGTTCATTCACTTCTGATTGTTCTTTTTCGTTGAGTGCTGCTTGTGGTGGCCATTCAATCACGGCGTTATCAGGTAACTCTAATAACCCTGCCTCTTGAAGTATTTCTAACCCCTGGAATAAATAGTTATTGCATTCAGTAGAGCGCCTATCAAAAATAACCGCGTTCCAACTCGCTCTATCTTCTGAGCCAGTAGTTTGTCCGCCACCTTTACCTGTCAATACTCGAATTGGTATGCCTGTTTCGCCACTCACCTCTTCTGAGTTAACATCAAACGAATCTCTCGGGCTTATCATTTGTATTTGAAGGTTGTGAGCCTTCATGTTTTGGAGCCTTAAAACTGGATCCCATCCATTACCATGAGCCTCAATATTGTCTTTGAGATTAGATAAAGCACTACTCCCAGGCTCTAATCGTGCATCCTTATCAGCCTCTAAAGCCAATTGCTGTCTTGCATTTCTAAAATAAGCCTCACCACTACCGCCAACTATCTTCAAAGTGTTGATTAAGTTGTTCCATATTGGTTCTAATGCGCTTGAGCCTTCGACGCTGCTATCTAATGCGCCTTCAGCTAAATGAATGATTCTTGAGAAGTGGACGATAATAGAAGAGGTTTGAATGTCTTTCTTTTTTTCACCAAAGCTGGTTGTTTGTAGCTGATATTCGACTGGTAGTCCAAATCGCTTAGAAATCGGGTCGTTATCCCACTTTAATATCTCAATACCGTCAAAATTATACGGATTAAAATATATTCCTTCCATACTATTGGCGCTACCTAAAGGCTGATTTAAATCCATTCCATCAGGGATGCCAATCAATAAAACACTGAAACTTCCTATTCGATTGAGTATGTCAGCCCTCTCCAACGCACGAAAGAATCCCATTTTATTTAGGATTTCCATTTCATCTTCAAGAATTTCTTTATCATCAGACATAATTTTAGGGATTTCATTCCAACACGCCTTAGCAACCTTGGAAACAACCGCTCGACCCAATGCTGAACGCTTATACATGCCGAAAAAATCAGCATAAGATAAATCTTCACCATAACCAAAAATAGTATTGTAGTTTCGCTTGCCGTCAGGAGAAATGCCAAAGTTTAGCGCTGAACCCATACGTCTAAGTGTATGCTGTAAGGAGTTAACCATGCGAGTCATGACTGTATCTGTCTCAGTAATTTTGACAACATTAGACTTCATTTCTTGTCCTTTTCTCTGTGGTCAGAATTGCCCTGCTCGGCTTTGATAGCGCGACCTTGAGCCGCCGCCTTTTCTTGAGCATCAGAACCAGTAAAACAAAATCCGTTATCACCGAACTTCTTCCCTGGTTTATTGTTTGATGTACAGTCAACTATAGGCATGAGGACATTATAGCTTTAATCTATGGTTAAAATCCACCCGCATTGCGTAGACCGCCAGATAATTCAGTTAAAGCCCATACCATCCAGTCTAGGCGATTGGGTGACTTCTTGGCGGTTAGTGGTACATATTCCATTATTTCGCTTTCTAATTTATCTAGCCCTGCTTTATGATGGACTTGATTTTTCTTGTTGGCGTTCGATTCATATAATGCCGCTATTGGCTCAGCTCTGGAAAACTTTGATTTGCTGGCGTGAACCTTTATTACTCTACCGGTATAACCAGCATCCCTTAAGATTTTCTCTATCATATCGCCGCCTTGATTGGTTTCAACCACCACAGCATCGGCATTGTGATGATTGTATGCCTCAATAATCGCTTGAGCAGCGTCACCCGGAGACATGATTTTGGTATAGTCAGCATCAACGCTATACATATCGTTATTATAAGCGCTAGCAGCACCAATGCCCCAATCATCGCTATTTTCTTCGCTTGTGGTTGCAGGATCAACACTTATCACCGTTCTTTTTAACCCCCATGGCAAAGGCATTGCTCTTGATTCATTGATCATCTTTTCAGACCATAGCGCGCCCTCAGCATCAAACTTTTTAGGGTCCTGCATATACTGAGCGTTAAAAGTTCTTTTGTGCGCCATCAGTGCGCCAAGGTGTTTATCTGTATGCTTGGTTTCCCACAAAAAGCCATTTGGTAAATCATGTTCTATCGGGATGCCGTGAGTATTTTCTTCTGGATATTTCTTTGAGTTGTCGATAATGACCGGCAAGCTTAGGTGATGCCATTTTTCGCCATTGCCGCCTCTCAGTAAGTAACCAGATAAATCTTTATAATGAATTCTTTGCATAATTAATATTATTGGTACCGTTTCAATTGCCAATCTGGATTTTATCGTTTCATTAAAGTTGTCATTAACGCTATCCCTTATGGTGTCGTATAGTGCGTCAGCTGGCTTTACTGGGTCATCGATAATAAGCGCGCCTGTGAACCCTTCCTCCATTAACCCTGCTCTGAAACCTGTTACCTGGCCTTTTGAGCTAGTTGCATAAACGCCACCGCCTTGTTCATTCCACCATAATGATTTGCTATCCGTGTCGTCTCGGCTACCCATAGGCCACATATCTTGAAATGCTTTTGACTTCACTATGGCTCTAGTTACGGATGAATTGGTTAGGGCTAGGTTGTGAGAATATGATAGATGCATAAATTTTGATCTAGGGTTTACCGTTAAGCCATGAGCCATAAAGTTAATGCTAGCAAGTTCTGTTTTAGTGTAGCCTGGCGGGATATTAATGATTAGGCGGGTTATTTCACCTTTGACAACTCTATCTAGGGTTTCTTGTATGACTTTATGATGACCGTTGACGATCATTTTTGATGCGGTTCGTTGTTTAAAGAAGTATCGTGCAAAGTAAAGACTATTTAACTCGCACTCTAGTTTTCTAGCCTGATTGTGATGCTCAGTTAAATCCTCAGCAATCATCTTCTTCTAGCATATCTTTGCGTAGTTGTTTGTATTGAGAGATGTCAATAGCGGTTTCAGTATTGTTTAACCCGCCCGACATATCGATTTCTTGCTTATCAGACCAACCCATGTTTTTAAGGACAAATATAGCGCCTGTACATTGGCTATTATGTAGCATTGTTTCGTATTCTGATTCGATAAATAGGCAGGCTCTTTTTAATATGTCCGCAAACCTTGGATCTTCTTTGTACTCATATAAGCTTGAGCGTGACTTAAAACCTAACTCATAAGCCATTCTTGTTACTGTTATGTGAGGGACTTCAATTATCTGATCGCCGATTTTCATTGATTTAGTTGGAGGGTTATTGAGGTAATTATTAATAGCTTTCAGTAAGGCATCTACATTATCAAATACTCTTGGTCTGCCTCCTACATTAATCAATGGCTTTTCGTCAGTTGGAACTTCTTCTATTGGTGGTAACACCGCTCTATACCTCTAAATAAAAAATGCCGCTAAACTACATACGGCTAATGGCCTATGACAGCCTCAGGGAAATTCTTTCACGATAATTTGCATTTACACGGTTGATACCCATTTCTATCGGTTCCGTTATATTGATTACATTTATGTTTTCTTGGTGGTTTAACTTTTGGCATTGGACAGCAAGAAACATTCCAAACCTCTTTATTGCCACATCTTTTACATGTTGAGGATGATAAGCAAGAGCCAGCGTCAAAATATTGTCTATGACCAAAAACCTTACATAGTATATTCATAAGTTTAGTATAACATATCTTCTTTTGTTATTGAAAATGGGTATGATTGCTGGTTATCGAATAGCCATTGTTTGCATTTCTTAATATCACTCTTCATTTCGTCAATATCCAAGCCTAAAGAGCCAACAGCTGCACAAATCAATCCAAATGGGTGGATACCTATAGTTGCGCTATATTCGGCTGTAGCTTGTGATATTTCTTGTATTTGTTTATCTGATAGCATAATTATTTACCACAGTCCTGACAGCGCCAGCCGCCAATCTTTTTATTCATTATTTTCCAAACTATTGCAAACAATAACCATACTCCGGCGGTCACTATTGCCAATATTAAATGGACCAGTAACATGAAAAGCCCTGTGTTATTCACATTACGTAAGTGTATTGTGTGTTTGGCACAATTAGTGCACGCTTTAAACTGTTGCTCAACTGTCTTCATTTGGACACTTTTTAGCTTTATAAGACTTATCGATATCGTCTTGATTGTTCATTTCATCACCTCAGAAACAGCTTTCATTGTCTGTAGAGTATTAATAACTATAAAAGCCGGCTTGCCATATACATTATTTGTTGATGAGCAGATTGCGCGATGCTTGGCTTTTCCTTGGGCTATGATTGATGAGGCCTGTACTATTTTTAAAAAACGTTTATTCCTTAACTGGATCCCGTACCTTGACTCGCTCCACTTTAACCGCTTGTTTCTTTTTACTGGTTTAATCATAATATATACACAATTACATAGGCTAGCGAGAATCCGAGTATATTAATAACCGTGACAACCTTTAGAGTCCAAATGAAACATTTAAACTTACTCATTGCTCGCCCTGCCTTTTTAATTGGTCGATTCTAAAGGTTAGCTTTTCAGGTTTTTCTGAAGCCCATCGGTAATAAGTTCGTTTACTCATATTGAGGGCAATTAGGCCTTCTTTGAAAGTGTAACCTTTAGTTATGAGTGTTGCGGTGTGGATATTCATATATTCCCGATTACATGGCATCTAATAGAGTGATATTGGCACGTTTTGTTGTAGATGTAAAGTTATTTCGGTTTTTGTGATTTCTGTTCACGTTCTTTCATTCGCTTTAAATAGCGTTTACGCCTGACTTCTCTTGCTTCGTCGAGATCAGTCTTTATAGTCTTTGTCGTGTTCTTTGTTGATTTCACATTGGTCTATAATTCTCTGTCTTAAAGTTACGGCAAATACTCTAATCTTCAACTTCATATTATCCGTTAACTTGGTCTTTTCTTCATCCGTAAAGCTTGTATGGGCTTCTGGTTGCCCTAAACACTTAACGGGGGAATGAGCCTCTAGCTCAATTGTTTTACAGCCCGTCGAGATAATCGTCAGAATTACTAACAGGTTTATCTTTAACTTTTTTATCAATTGACTCTTTTTCATTGGCAAAAACTTCCTCTATGATCTTTTCTTGCTTTTCTCGCCTTTCATTTTGCTTGTCGTTAACTCTATCTTTGACTTCTAGCTTTTCTATTTTATTCTCTTGGAATTTAGATTTCATCATGAAGAATCCAGCTACAAGAGCAAAGAATCCAGCTATTTTCAATCCTAAATTATTAAAGAATGACATTGCTTTTTGCCTTTATGTAGCTTCTTCCAAGATACGCAGCGACAAATGGAGCCATAAATAAAGATATTCCAGCATAATCTGGCGCTTCTTGCATAAACATTTTAATTAAGCATGCTATTAGGACTACCCAAAAGGCAGTCTTTGAGCCGCTTAACTTGCCGTCTTTATCATGAATAATATCTTTCATCAGGTTTCCTCGGTTGAAATTCCGCCACTGCCAGCACCAACCTCAAAGCCAATGTCAGCGCCTTCATTAGTTATGCCGTCACCATGACCGTGATCTATATCTAATATTGGTGGGTATGTATCTTTCATACTGTTGGCCTCTCGTCTTTCATTTTATTAACTCCGCTAAACGTATTGCTCTATCGCCAACCTGTTTAGCCCATTTACTATCTAACATTTCGATTGATGCTAACAAGTAGTTTTTTTCTGACAAAGCCTTGTTCATTTTTTTGAATTTTTTAAATCTAGTCATGCCCAAATTATAAACCATATTCAATATAACAGCTCTTCGGGTTGTTGATAATTCTGAGAAGTAAGGTAATAGGCAGCACTCTTGAGATACCTTTTTTAAATCGTTGGATAACAGAAATTCGGCTTCTACTTCTGTTAACGGGTTATCGTCAAGATTTCTCCCATAGCCGATTGTGGTTTTTCCCACGGTATCAAGGTAAGGTTTACCCCGAAACCCCTCATCTATCTTTATTTGCTCTATTACACTCATGATAAATACTTAAATAATGCTACGCCAAGAGCTGTTAAAAACCCTAGTGAGACAGCGCCTAAAACCCATTTAATCCATTTCGCTACTTGAGTAACTTTAGAATTAGCCTCTACAACTTCTTTAACTTTTTTCAATTGTTGTTTTATATCTACTATTTGATCGCTTGTTTTTTCATGTTTGTTGTTGTTGGTTATGATGTATTCTCTTAATATTTGATTGCTTTCCCTACTCTCTTTAGCGGATTCTTTTGTTGACTCCGCTATTGACGCCATACTTTCCGCTGTCATTTTCACGTAGAGATCGAACTCTGGCCTTGTAATGTGTTCTCCTTTCACGCCACACCCCTACCAATAAACTTAGGCCACACATAAAAAACACTATCAATATAATTGATATCAATTGCTCCATGTTTTCTATAATGATTGGAAACATATTTATTTAACAATCCTAAATAAGCTAATTCAAAAATCATGATTGCGCCGACAAAATAAGGATAAACGTAATAAAACGACTTAAATTCTACATCAAAAAAACCCTTTATTGTTAATAAGTTATAAATAAGATTGATAAAAACTAGCCCTATTATAACAAAATGAGATTTCAAGCTGACCAAAAACGACATGACAGTAAGTTGTATTGCGGCGTAAAATAAATATATAAGCCAGCTGTGCTCTGCTCTAGCGTCGACAAAAGTGTAATTGTAAGCCAGTTTATGCAAAATAAATTCAACAGCTACGACAATACATATAAGCCTGTACTCTTTGATCGAAAAAGCAGCCAATAAGACTGCTATAAATATACAAATATAAGTAAACACCTAGTTATTGCCTGGAGGTGGAGGATCTTTTGGTGGGTTTGGCTCGCCATCTTGATCTGTTCCACCCATGACGGGATTCAAATACTTCATAATACAATGCTCTTTAGTTTGGGTATTTCATCAAAATAATACAATGCGATACTATGCAGTCGAGCTAAAGCTACTGCTTGTTGTGCTGTGCCGATACCTTCAAGGACGATTTTACTATCCTTTGAGATCCGCCAGCGCTTGTTATTCGCTGACAAAGTATGCATTGTATTGAATTCATTGATTAACCTTGTTAAGTTGAACCTTATTTTAACTTATTGTCTTGGCATACACAAATCGTCAAATTTTCCTATGTTGGAGTTATATCAATTTGTGTTAGCGATAAATTGTGATCTTCAAGGCATTGAGTGAGCATTTTTAGTTGTGATTCACAATCAACGCAAAGGCTTCCTAACGGCAAATCACACCCCATACACTCTGATGGTGGATTATCAACTAAAATAGGTAATCCTTCGCATTTATAAGTTTTACCAGAAACACCTTTTAAAATTAATGGTTCAACACTGATAACGACGCCTTGCCTACTACCATCAGAATTTTTTAATTTAGCAGTTACAAATTTTATTAGCATGTCAAAATTACCTGCTGTTCCAGCATCGATTTCACCTAATACAGCGGTAGCTAATGCGGTTCGTGTTGCAGTTCCATGAGTGACGGCCATGATTAAGCTCCTTTACAACAATTGAACGATTTATTGCCTTTGACTCGTTCTTGCTGAATCGTTTTTTGTTCACCAGGACTTAACATATTCCAACAAGGGGTGGGAATGTTATTAATATCATCGAATCTTGGTACACCGTTTTTATCACGAACTAACCCGTAACATACGTATTTTCTAACCGTGATTTACACCCTTGATGTGAGAATTAAATATAAACGACTATAACATTGATTTACGGCGGTGTTAAGTAGTTTATGAGGTTTTAGGAGGTTTGCATTTTGGCATTCTTGGCCACTTAATTTCTTCTGCTTTGTATCCGCAATCGGTACACGTGCCAGCCCTACCAATATCGTTAGGTAGACCGCTATCATATTTCATGCGCCAATGCGTACCAAACCTACAATAAAAATATTTACGAAAAAATATTAATAATGTTTTCATATCAAACTTCTCTCTTTATTTGAATCAGACAACAATTTACCCAATTCTGAGTCATTATCTATTTCAAGTGTTGCAGTTTCAACTATATCTAATTTTCGACCAGTGTTAAAAATAGAATTAAACTGAAGCCTCCAGTAAAATAATCCGAAATACTTACTTAACCCTTTATGTCTCGTCACTTTACTCATAAATTTTCCCCGTTTACTCATCAAGCCAATTATCAGGCTCTTCATTTTGATTTATGGTGGCGCAATCTTCACAAAATGCGTCACCCAAATTATCCACTGTAACGCCCTGCTCATCACAACCATAAATACAGCAATCGTTAAGGATAATGTCATCGTTAATTTTCATGTCAAAAATTCCTTGTTAGTAAGCTTCTGCGGCGATAGCGCCCATATCATCAGGGTCGTTACCTATTAATCGTTTAGTTGCCTCTAAGCTCGTAAAACCTAGAAGGTGGTGTATTTGCGATATATGGCGATTGTTTCGTTTTAACTTTGTTGCAAACGTCCTGCGCCCCGATTGGCTACTAGGGTTCTCAACGCCACCTTCTGACATAAAGCTCAGTATATGACGCCTTAGAGAGTCAGGCTTATAAAGCGTGTGAGCCGGCAAATCTTTTGTGGCAACAACTTTAGCTTTTGTTAATGAAAACCCTTCACCATCTTTAGTAATAAATAAAGGTTTTAATGGGTCAAGCCCACGGTAGTAATCGGGGTTATCGCCTCTAATAAAATCACTTCCAACAAGTCTATCTAAGTAATTCTTTAAAAATTTAGTGAAGCTTTTATTTGTAAAAAGAACCTCTCTAGCTTTACCTGTAAACCCCTTATCACCACGAATCACAAAGCGCTTAACCATTTGGCCTTTTTTGGTTAGCACGTCACCAACTTGAATCCTGTTCAACTCTAAAATTGTGCAAGGAGTGCCAGTAAAAAAAGCCCAAAGACATAAGTCGCGATCGGGGTAATTACTTGAATCTGCTATCAAATCCCTAATCCATTTTATCATCGGGTCAGTGAGTAAAGGAGGTGGAGCCATGTATATTTTTTCCTTGTTTTAGCCAAAAAGACTACATGAATTAAGCCTATACCTATTAAAACCAATAGTCAAGGCTAGATGGTTATTAACTTTAAAGGAAAGCCGCTAATCAGTCTGCGGCGGTTTGCACATAGATTGCCAGTGGCTTATTTCGAGCGCACAATCATCAAAAGTAGCGCATGAGAACACCCATCGACTGCGACCGGTACTGTCTTTTACTCTATACGCGATCGCCTCAGTCTCCTCTAGGTTTAACCAAACTCTTACCGTCTCATCCCTAGGAAGTCTGTCGCTTACACTAACCCACTGGTCAATCTTTGCCCGTACAATCCATTCAGATTGAAGTTCGTTATACGCGTCAATATCTACAGCAACTACACCGCTCTTCTGCACTTCTATTCTCAATTGGCTAATCTTATTCATAGTCTTTTCCTGTTGTTATGTTCCGCAGTGCGGATAATGCCAGTTTCTACAGTGAGGGCATGGGCCTTCTATTTCGCACATTTCAATCGTTATCTTTTCGTTATCAGATTTGAGCCTATCAATATCTATTTTGTTAGACTCTCTCTGCTTGATCAGTTTTTTAGTTTTTTTATCCATTACTGTCGTTTCCTGTTAGTTTATTGATTTCTTGAATAGCCTCTTGCCCGGCAATCCTTGGTTTATCCCAGTATTGAATATAAGCTTGATCATCGTTACCATGCCCACAGCAGGCGTTCATAATGTCATCACCTGGCAATGTACCTAAACACCCATCATGACCTTCTGGAGTTGGGCTTCTCTTGCATTTAACACAAATACCAAACTGTCCGCTTCCTGCTTGTTCTGGCCCATAATATTTCATAGTTAATTCGCTCACTTAGTTCCTTCCTGTTACTGGGGCACGTATTGATTGCCGTCCAACACCATCCATTGACCCTGAATCCAGTACGCCAAATCTTCTTTATATTGATTGCATTCAGGATCAAATCCGTCTGACTCTCGTTCCAAAAGAGACATTTTGTCCGGGTCATACTTGTATTTTTTAGCCTGAAAAATGTCGCCTTTTTTTAATCCAAATCTTTCATCGTCATCTAGCAATTTAACTTTCATACATCACCTTTTGTGTCGTTTCCTTCTATTAGTTTTTCAATATCATCAAAAAAAGGCTCTATATCAAGCCAATCCTAACCAGATAAGGCAAGCGAACAGAAAAAACGAAGCCTTTCAAGAGGGCATTTTTCATCCTCGCCTTGGAGTTCTTTAAACTGTTCTAATGCGCTCATTTAGTCAATTCCTTAGTCGCTTAATTGCTCTTTCATCATTCGGTTAATTCGCTGTTGTCGAGTTTCATTTTCGTCAACCTCTTCAGCTTCCCGATCGCCATCGTTATCAAGTGCCTCGAAATAATGTTCGTTTTGTTCATTCATTGTCTATTCCTATAAAAATATCGCAGTTAGCATGATGTGTATAATCTTCACATCACCGTTAGTCGCTAATTGACATACAAGGTCGAGCATTCCAACCGTAGCCATTCCAATTATCACCGGGTGATTAAAAAATTTATCAATCTTTGTCTTCATGGTCAATTCCTTAATTATGCATCACAGTCACATGGGGCGGGTACGTACGCTGGCGCATCGCTGGTATGGCAATCGCTACAATGGTTACTTTTGCCACTCAAAATCCTTTGCTCAACAGCGATAACCTCATTATTTATACTTCTCGTCCCACACAGCAATTTTAGTATGCGCTCTAATTCTACATAGCTTTGAGGGTCAAGACTTTCTGCACCCATATTCCAAATAGTTGCAATTGCTTTTGCTTCTGTTAATTTACTAATTTGTAATTTACTCATTATCGCTTCCTTTTATTTTACGTATGTATCCATTAGCTTGAGAGAAAAATTCGAGACTACCTATTTCATCATTCAAATAATCCGAGTCTATTTGCGCTTTTTCTGCTGTCCAAGGTAGCGCATCATATTCCTTAATTGTTTTTAGCGTTTGCTCATTCATGGTCTTTTCCTTTTCCTTTATTTAATTTATCTCGTATTTCGCTAAAGCACCCGTAACAACAGTCATACGTGCCGCTTTTATATGCTGGGCCTACAGGTATATCGCGATCTAAGCTAGAGCCATCTAGAGTTACTTTTTGCTCCATTAGGTAATCAGTTTTAGAAAACTCACCACAACAAAAATCACAATTTATAATTACTTTTTCTGGAATTGTTTTTCTACTCATAATTAGTCTTTTACCTGTAAGTTATTCCCAATATTCAGCTTGTTTTAATGCCGTTCTTTCCCAATCTAAATTATCGGCACTGCATTCAGGCTCTATCTTTGATCTTAGGCCATTTACCCACCAATGTTTGTTGCGAAAGGTGCAATCACAATCATCACACTTCCACCATATAACATCATCAACCTCTACTTTTGTTAAGTTATGTTTCATCTTACAAGCTTATTAAATACGCTAATAACAAATGTATAATTCTTTGGTTCTGGGTTATTTCTTTCTAACCTTAAAATGCTTCGGTCAGCCTGGTTTTTAGCTAGTTTTTGTTCTTTTGTTTGTTTCATGTTGCACCTACTTAAATTATTTAATTTCTGGCGCGTCTGGTAACGCTGACTGTCTACCGTTCCAGTTGTAATCAATGAGGATTTCTAAACCCTTTTCATCAAGATAGAATTCTTTTGCTGTATCTCTTTTTTCTTGATTCATTTCATCGATACCATTTGCGCTCATGTAAGAGCCTATTTTTCCACGTTCTTTAGAGTCAAAACACTTCCACACCGCGATCCTTTCTTCCTCTTCACCAAAAGAAAAGAACACTTCTTTTAAAACATCCATATCCTCACAATCTAAAGCCTCTCTTGCTCTTAGATATACGTTTTTCAATACTGGCGGCAAGTAGTTTGGGTTCCTTCCAATCCTCGTTGTTCCATCAATTTTCTTTGGCTCCTGCTCTTTATCGAAATCAATACCCTCGCCACTTTCTGTATTTAGCATATTGATAGCATCGTCAAATCTTTCAACTTTAGGCCAGTAACTAGAAGCTCTTTTAACAACTGTCTTCCTAATCATTTGACCTTCATCTGTAGCCCATGGGCCAGACTGTTTGCGCTTATATAATTCTGACCGATCACGTATATCTAATATTTCTTTAATATCCATTTCTTCAGTTAGATAATCACCATCGGAGGTTTTAACTGTGCAATAAGCGCCTATAACTGGACCCCTCAACTCTTCACCACCAAATGAATTGTTAACAATATGCTCAGGCGCCTTATCTATACCCATATTTCTATAAGTATCGTTATGTCTAACGACCTTAGCTTGGCCCCACACAATAGATCCTGTAGAGCACGCCAGGTGAATTAAACCCATATAACTAATATCAAGACATACCACACCTTTTCTAGGCACTAGATAGGCGTGTTTGCTTGCTGGATTTAAACTTATGCCTATAGCTGAAACATTAATGATTGCATTTCTTAAGCTTTGCTGATTATTCCATGCGATTTTATTTAGGAAGTCATTACCTTGTATATGCTGCATAGCAAAGCCCAACTCAGACTCCCACTTGATTTTTTGATCTTTTGATACAGATAAGAAGTTGTCTTTTATCTGCTCTATAACCTCGAGGTTGTTTCTTGGTGACTGTATAGTTAATTCACTCATAACTAACTCCAATTAACTTTATATTCAAAAATTACAAAGATCAGGATAACCCCAGCTATCGCAGCAACAGTAGCTACAACTAATGCCATACCTTGCCAGTTAAACGGCTTTTTCCATTTTGGCGCGTAGTCTAATTTAACTTTGTTATCTTTCATTATCCTACCCTCACATTAACCGTTGATTATCGAAAGAAATACCTTCTAGGCGCTGTTCTTCGGATTCGTCCTCACCTTCTAAATCGGCCTCAATATCTTCGATAATTAGATTGATTTGATTTTTAGCGTTTACTAAGAAAGCTTTTTGAATTTCTTTGCGCTCCCGCTCAATTTCCACATCGTCAAATTCAGCCATATGTTGATATAAATCAGCTTTGCTAATATCAACGATTTCATCATAAACATCGGAATCATGCTCAATTGCTTTAATAATGAATCCTATTACCATGGAGCCAGCCCAAAGTTTTTCAGGAAGATCTAAGAACTCTTGATTTACATATTCTTTTAACATTGTTATTCCTTTGTTGTTTTAATTAACTCATGCGTACCCACCTTTAATGGGTACTGGTGAATTAACTATTCTTCTTTAACTCCTGTTGATTCCGCTGGTGAATATTTAATAATTTTTTTAATTATCGATTTCCATATTTTCCAAAAAGATAAAGCTTTATCTCCATCCATTGCTTGAATCCTATCATCGTCAAACTTAAACCAATCTAAAATATCATGCTGCTCGCAACCAATTTGTAAAACTTTGTCCGTATAAGCTATATCGTAAATATCACAATGAATCGTTTTGATTGTTTTATTATTACCTCTACACGCCCAATAACGAGCAGAGCTAAGGTCGGCATAGCGAAGGTCGGCAGAGCTAAGGTTGGCAGAGCTAAGGTCGGCATAGCGAAGGTTGGCAGAGCGAAGGTCGGCAGAGCTAAGGTTGGCAGAGCTAAGGTCGGCAGAGCTAAGGTTGGCATAGCGAAGGTCGGCAGAGCGAAGGTCGGCATAGCGAAGGTCGGCATAGCGAAGGTTGGCATAGCTAAGGTTGGCAGAGCGAAGGTTGGCACGCTCACCACCCTCTTGATTATTTAACCAGAGATCATGTTTAGCTAAAATCTCATTTAATTTTTCTTGATTCATTTAATTATCCCTACCTTTTTAGTTAATATTTTGTTTCGAGGATTTAAATATACACCTATAAAAATATAAAGCAAGACTTTTGTTGTATTTATTTTCTCATGTGTTACTATATATTCAGAATTTAAAATAAAGGGTATAAAATGAAATATAAGATAGATATGCAAAAAGCGTTCAGAATAGCTCTAACTAAGCGACGAAGAACAGCGACAGAGGTTGCGGATACAATGGGTAGGAATAGGAAAACGCTTTACTCTGCGTTTTATGGAAACCCTACGCTATCAACCAT